AATGTCAATTTGAGTCGCCGCTACAGATTCAACTGTACCAAGATGCGCCCCTTCAAGTGTAGTGATTACATCACCAGCACTAAAGTGTAATAGTGCCGAAACTGTATCAACGGGTACTGTGGATTGTGTTACAAGCCAGTTTGAACCATCATTAACTAAAACTCCTGTTGCTACTGATTGCATTAACTCCGGGTCAAGTGTGCCGGTGTCTCCTAACCATTGTGCGCTGGTGTGAATAATATCACTGCATGAACCGGAAAGAGTTAGCGTAGCGTTGTCTGTGGCGTTAGACCACTTTGCTACGATTAATCTTGGGTTAAACTTGTTAGAACCATCGGAGTTTGACGCTTTAAACCCTGTAAGGCTACCCGGATATGAACCTCCGAAGCCATCAAGCCACTGTGTTTCATCTTGGTCCACTCCACCCTGCAAAGGCAAATCCATCATTACATGTATTTGTCCAGCCGATGGCGTGTATGTTATCTGTCTTTTCGTAATTGCTACCATATTTTTTCATCTCCTTTATTTTTTCCTATATCCTCACTTAAGGTCCCGGATTGAACCATGACCTCTAAAGAATGTTGTCCAAAGTTCTCCCATACTGCGGTACATACCTTCTTGACCAAGACGATTAATTGCGAATGGGTCGCCGGTTTCAATACCGGATTCAAAGTATTGCGTAGGAATCGCTGTGGAAAAGTACATGTAATCAGTATCTAAGAAGTACATCTTGGAAAGACCATCTGCGTTTAGAGGTCCACCCTTGCCTACATCCTTAGAAGGAATGATTGGTACACCGTTGTATGTTGCTACAATAAATCCTGCTTCAACACCCGGTACACCCTTAACACCGTTGTAGGTTGGGGTGATGCGCTTCTCTTCCATGAATCTTTGTTGAGATTGTAGGAGTTGTTGTAGGCGCATTAGAGTATCATATCCAGTTAGAATAACCTTTGGATTACCACCTTGTGTCCATGTTGTTTGGAAGATTGAATCCAAATGGTCAAGACTTAGGGTTCTTTGATTTGCTACTGCACTGTCACTACCACAGTTAACTGCGGCATTAGACCATGAGTTTGCACTTCGGTCAACGCTGTAAATATCAAGGTCGCTTGCACCACAATGGTCTGCGGCGGCACTTCCAGTTTCCATAGAAGTTAGTCCACCACTTGCACCACCGTCGTTACCAGTAACTCGGTCAAGAGACTCAAAGTTATTTCCTGCAACAGTACCTGCGTCTTTACAAAGCATAAGGTTGATAGATTCAGCATGATGCTTACCCATCTCTTCCTTTAGTACTGAACGAATGTCGCCCAGTCCATCATCCTTGTCTGCCAAGAACATTGCTGTCTCGCTCATGTCAAAGGTGTGTACTACAGTCTTTGGCTTTGCGGCGATGTGCTGGAAGGTAGGCTTGCTTGTGTCCGGTAGGGTAGCGTTTTCTGCTACTCCGCCACCAACAGATGCATCCGGGCGTTCAGTGATGACTCTCCATCCACTTCTTTCCCATGGTCGCTTTGGTAGTATGCTAAAAGCGTTAAACTCTTGGTTCAATTGTGACCAAACTTTGCGGCCATATATTGCTTGGTATGTTCCAGCAGTTGTACTCATCATTGGTGAGTCTGCCTTGAGTAGTTCACTACCACTGTACGAGTAACCCATTGCGTTACCTGCACCGTAAAAATAGCGTTCCATGTCTGTTACTGTTCGTATGTAATCTCTTGCCATATTTTCATCTCCTTTATTTTTTTATTTCCTCTTATGCCCCTCGTGTAACCGAGTTGGCAAGACTGTGTACTTCATCCCATGACATATTGCTTAGGTCTTGAGTTGAAGGGATTGCCACATTTGATGTTGATGCAGACTTTTGAATGCTAACACTTTCAGTTGTTAGGTTGTCAATGCGCTCACTAAGTGAGTTGATAGACTTCATAACTTCGCTGATTGGCGCACGAGCGTCAAATTGTGCTTTTGCAATTTCTTGCTTTGCAATATTCTGCTCTTTAGCATATCGGTTTGAGAAGTGACCCTCAAGGTCGCCTCTAAATCCTTGTTCTGTTGCCGCCGCTTTGTAAACTTCATAAGCCGCTTCAATTTCTGCGTTGGAAACATTTGATGGATTAATATATCCTTTAGACAAAGAAACCTTTCCTAAAGCACCAGTAGGTGTTTTACCACCGGATGCTGTGATTGCGTTGATAGCACCAGTTGATGGGCCACCATTTTCTTGTCCACGACCACGAACTTGACCAGCAAAGTATTCTGCGCCGTCAACCGAATCGGGGTTATCAAATCCACCCATCTGTGACTTTTCTAAATTGTCAAAGTGAGTTCTTGCATCACCAGTGTTAACACCGGCAGATTTCAAAGTGTCTTCCATCCAGTTAAGGTATTCAGCAGATATTACATCGCTATATGCACTCTTTTCAAATGGGTTATCTTTCTTATCAGTCATTTTCTCATCATCCTTTTTATCGTCTTTTTCGTCTTTGTCTTTAGAAGCGAATGGGTTTTCCGATTTTTCGTCATCGGAGTCGTCTTTTTCGTCTTTCTTCTCTTGCATAAATGGAGGCAGTTCACCTTTTTCCATTGCGTCAAGTCGTTGTTCAAGCCTATTCATTACATTGTTTAAATCATTTTCTGTCATAGATGTGTCCTCCTTTAAAATACGAAATTGCGCTTCGGGGTTAATACCCTTCTCACAAATCGTAATCTCATGCAGTTCCATTTTACTAATTTCTTGGTAATCACCATGTTCTCCATCGGACTTTCGGACTCTTTTAAAAGCCTGTCCACCGATGGAAAATCCTTGCAAATTACCCTTACGGATTTCTGCTGACACTTCACGAGCCTTCTCTATGTCGTTGCGAAGTGAGACAACTACAAACATGCCAGTGTCATCCACTTCGGATTTCCACATACGGCCATTAGAATCAACATAGGAGTCAATTACTTCTCCTACTTGAATATTAGAGTGTGCTAATTGTACATTGCGGAACTTCTCGCTCTTCATGAATCCGTCAAATGCGTGTTTTAATGCACCACGAGTAATCATGTCGCCTTGCTTGTCCACAAGTTCAACTGATGCATAGCCCGCTACAACTAATTCGTTACTGCCCTTTAGGAGAGCAATACCGGATGTAGGTCGCTTAACGGATAGCATTAACTTCACAACTGCCGGTCATGGTATATAGACAGTTTCCTTCATACTGAAAGTACTGGCTCATCATTACTGTTGTCAAAAACGATAGACTCGTCTTCATCTGTCTTCAATTCTATATGCTTTATTGGTTTTTTCTTATCGTCTTCGGGTAACGGCTTTTTATCGCCGTCATAATCCGGTAAGTTGGATTCTTCTGTTAGCCTTGTAGGACCACTTGGTGATTCTATAGGTGTCCCTACATCTATACCAAGCCCTCTTGGACCTGTCCAAGTTAGTTTTTCCTTTGCTAATTGGTCTAATGCACGAGTTATTATTTCCAATGCCTTCTTTGTAGTGGGTTTTAGTAACCTATCCTCGTCATCTTCATCTAAAATACCAGCCGCTTCCTCTTCTTGCTCTTTCCTATTAGCACCTTCTTCATCCATCTTAACAAGATAACCTTGTAGCATTAAAGGTGCTACTGCTTGCCAGTACGGTTGTAAACTTTCAGCCAAAACTAATGAATAATTAGACTTACATAAGTCACCTAAAGCGGATATAGGGTCATGAATGTACCAATTATCGTTTTCATTGGTTACTTTGTATGACACACTATCCACTTCGTTAAGTAAAATCTTAAGCACCTTGCCATCATAATCAATATCATGCGGTATTAGTATAGGTGTGAAAGACTTAGTAATCAAATCTAATGATTCTGTGCTGGCAGGTCCTTCTCCTTCGCCTTCACTCTCAACTTCCTTTACTTGAACATTGTATATATCACGCTCACCCCTCGTTTTCTTAGTAATTCCTGTAACAGATACTCTTACAATGTCACCTACTTTGAACATTCTTTGCTGTTTATGGGCTGTTCCTACATCCATATAGTCGTTATTTTTGTATGTTATGGCACGATTTCCTATTTCAGTACCGTCAAGAATCGGTCCTGCCCCTAATTGATATGTGTACGGTCCTTTCCCTCTTCTGTCAAGTACTATGAAGTTAAAGTCACGACTTGCACGAAGTAGTAACCATTTTGGATGGCGGCGTTCACCTTTCATATATGTTGATTTATTATCACGAAGTAGTAGTATTGAGTGTTCTTCTTGGAGAAGTTTAACAGCGTCTTCTAAACCTTCGTCATCTGTCATTTTAGTATCATGAGGACCCGGAATGATTACATTTTCATGACTGTCAAACTGCCCTCTTAGAATCTTCATGCGTTCATGTAGTAACATATCGGCTACATTGGTATCGTCGTAATTAAGAATATCAATGATGTTCAAGTCTTCTTCGCCTACTATACCATCTATAGTAAAATTATTTTCATTGAGTTGTTGCAGACTCTCCTTAAATGCCTTCTTTAATCCCACCTTACGATTATTCTCATCAAAGGCTGTGACTTCATTATCATTTTGTACTATGATAACTCGCTTACCATCGTACCATTTACTTACTACCCAAGAACCACTGAACCCTCTTAATTGCTCAAGGTCGGATAAATCAAATATACGGTGCATAGGTCTTATTGCCGGACTCCATGTTGCATCATCACTCTTAGCAAGAAGTAAATCGGGATTCAGTAGCGAAGTAATGTATTCACTAATCTCACTCATAGCAATGGTTGATGGGTCTTCGGAAGGTGAAATCCATGTTGATGTATCAAGACTTGTTTGTGCGGTATTTGGATTAGGGTGCGGTATTTCATTTGCCGCTTCTAACACTTGTTTTGTTAACTCCGGTCCATGTATTGCGCTCATTACTTCTTCGGGTACGCTGTGATATAATCCCGCTTCTGTGTTATTACCCACTACAGCATTTCCATCCATATCTGTTTCTATACCGAATGTAGGCTTAGCAATACGACCATGATGTAATACATCGCCGCTTCCAAATGTGGAGTGTAGTACACTATTAACAGGATTGACTGGTCCTACTGGTGTAGGATGCATACCTGTACTTCGTACTATTTCTTGTCTTGGTGAACTATTATCAAAGTTAATTTTACCGGGGTCAAGACTCACTATAGAATCTAAGTAATTTTTTGTTCTTGCGGTAACTTCTTTTTTACC